TCAACAATTCGAACTCGAATTGTACCACTTCGGTTTTGGGAATCTTGTAGTGAAGGTTATTTCATTCACTTCCTCGCATTCGATCATATAAGCCTCCGGCCATAGCCCCTTTATTTGCTCGACATTTTCGGCATAGGCGACAATAACGAAAGCGTCGACGCTTTCGCCCGTACACCAATACGGATACTTGATCGGCCATTTAACTGGCCGATAATCGTTACCGCAATCTTTGAATTTGATATAGAATCTTGCTCGTATCATTTCTCCCTCTTTTTGAAATGTTCGATAATCTCCTCAACCGTGGCCTTACGGGCGGGGATACCGACCCGATGCTCCAGCAAGCATTTTTCGAAGCTCCCAATGGGTGCATACAGCCCTTGGTTTACCCATGCCTTCGCTTCCTCCGCGATAAACCACTGCTCGCGGTCGTTCTCGTCGTTCATCGCCGCCAGTGCCTTAAACAGCTCGATATTCTCGCCGCAGTCTATGGCAGGGTGTCCTTTGGCAACATTTTCAGCCTTGAACTGGTCGATGGAATATCGGGTTTCCTCGTCGTAGTCGCAGATCCCGTGCACCTCGTAAGCGATTTTAAGCCGATCAATCCCACAGCAATGCAGGGTGTTACAGCCTCCAAACAAGCAGCAGGAGCATACATAATACCCGATTCCTTCCAACCATTCAGTCAGCTCCTTTCGCTTTTCCGCATCCTCGACACGGACAAAGCATGGGGTTGTGAATTTCATGGCTCCTTTATAAACGATATACCTACAACACAGCCTTCGGCATTACCCTCATTCGCAGCCTCGACAACCGCATTCGGCATATTAGGCACATCAACTACATAAGTTTCACGTACTGTCTCTATATCACCAGTAAATTCATACAGACACTTAGGTTTACACGGTCTGCATATTGTAATTGCTAATTTCATACTATTTCACCAATTCAAATTCGTAAACCACCACCCACGGGTTCCGATCCCATGTTCCACGGCCGGACACCTTGTCGATAAGAGCGGCAAAGGCTTCTCTGGGTGATTTATAATCACAGATCAGGAATTGTTTTGTGTCTATAAAATAGTATGGGTATTCTAATGCTTGCGAACCTGCATACACTCCTTCCTTTATGCACTCCTCGTCCGAAATATCCCGCAACCGCTCGCAGCGGATTCCGATGATGCGGATTTGGTGGGGCATTAGGTCAGCACGGACGAACATTTTGTTAGTACTTCCGGGCACAAACGCCAAATCCGTAAATTCCCGCACCACATCGTTGTAGCATTGCGCCACGGCCACGACCTCGCCGACCTTGTAGCGCAATTTCACGATGATATTCTCCCCATTGGCAACTGCATATATCTTCCCATCTTTGTCGGGGAGGACGCGCCCCATAACCATGTTGACCGGAAAGTCGATCCCAGCCATAATTTGCGTCGCCCTGGTCTTGCGTTCCTCGATAACCGCGTTTGTATGATGGTATCGGTCGTTAAACATTATCTTCTGCATGGTTATTCAGTTTTAAGTAATTCCGGGTTGTCGTGAATATTGCCAATTACTTCGCAACATTGAGCCATCCATGATACGCTTTGTGCTTCGGCAATAGGAGAATACGGATATAACGGCGACCTATGGTCATAGCCGAACGATACGGGATTATCCTCAAAAGCGAGACCGCCGGGAACTCGGAAGACGGATCGCACAATTCCGCTACCGTCTTCTTTGAATATATCTCCCTCCCAAATATCATTTCCGTTCTTGTCTTTGAGTTCGGTAAACTGCCCGATTGTATTTTTATCAACCTGTATATATTCTACCCAACGCCCCGGCCCGACAGTACCAATCATTGGAATATGGTCGTCATCCCCAATTTGCAGGTCGCCATATATCCATTCCCCATTGTCGAGGCGCTTGCCTCGGAATTTAATCTCTCGCATAACTATTCTTGTTTGAGGTTGTTAATTCTGTCGATCTCGACCTTCAAATTCATCTCTGCACTACGCACATCCCGTTGCAATTCCTCCAGCCGAGCTATTTGCTCCTCGTCCATCCGCGGGCATCCCCGCAGCCAGCTGTCGTAATTCGGGGTGTTCAGTTTGCCGTCACAAATCCCTCCGACACGCATACAGTAGTCGTAGTACTTGATGTATTCCTCCTTCGGAGCGTCTCGGTCGATGTCCGTCAGCATATCGGCCATGCTCACGAATAGATCGCCGACCTCTGCAATTCCTCCGGGGTCGTCGCCTACCCACGCATCCGGCTCATAATCGTAGCCGTGCTTTTCGCAGAAAGCGGCCAGATAGGCGTTGCAAACCGCGTTGTAACTTAGTCTCAGTTCCTCGCGTGTAAGTTTCATTAAAATCGTCTCAACGTGGTCAGGCATATCACTGTAAGGTTGTTTATGCACCCGTCGATAAATTCCCTTGCTCATGGTTAGGATGTTTTAGTGTAACGCCCACGTCTTGTGCATTGCAGCGATCAGGTCTATATACCCTTTGTATTCCTCCATCTGCTCGGGACTATAGCCTTCGGCCTCGCCAATTATTCGGAAATGCTTCTGCCACTCGGAAATGGTGTAGCGTTTGCAGCCTATTTGAATAACATCCTCACCCCAATAGGATACTGTATGACGAGATGCGCTGATAAATAGCGATTTCGGAACATCGCACCCGTCGCCCAGTTCGCACCCGTCGCCCAGTTTGCACCCGTCGCCCAGTTCGCACCCGTCGCCCAGTTCGCACCCGTAGCCCAGTTTGCACCTGTAGCCCAGTTTGCACCCGTCGCCCAGTTCGCACCCGTCGCCCAGTTTGCACCCGTAGCCCAGTTCGCACCTGTCGCCCAGTTTGCACCCGTCGCCCAGTTTGATATTGCGCGCCTCAAATTCGGGGGATAATTCAGAAAGTTCATTGTACTGAAAGGGTGTCCAGCCTTTGTCTGAAACCCAGAGATAAAGTGTTTTCATGGTTGGTTATCTTTTGTGTTTAATTTTTCATAAAACACATCCACTGCGTTTTGGAGTTCTTGCCGCTCTTGTGGCCGAACAGCGGCTCCACTCCGAAAATTTCGATGATTCGGCTTGCGGGTATTTGCTCTTCGCACCACTTGAAGATTAAAACCCCTTCCGGTTTCAATACTCGCATACATTCGTCGAACCCCTGCTTTAGATCGGTTTCCCATGTGGGGAACAATCTGCCGTATTTGTGCGCCATGTAGCTATTGTCGCCAAGACGGACAAGGTGTGGAGGATCGAACACAACAAGCCGAAATGTTGCATCCTCGAACGGTATACGTCGAAAGTCTCCGATTACATCCGGATGCACCTCTAAACTCCGGCCATCGCAGAGTATATGCTCTTCGTCCCGAATATCCATGAACACAGCCTGCGGGTTCCGCTTGTCGAACCACATCATACGTGGGCCGCAGCAGGCATCCAAGATCAGTTTGTCCGTTTTCATATTCATTCGCATAATCCGTAAAAGCTCATGCAACTGGTCGCTGTATCGTCGTCGAATAGGCTGCCCGTCGCATTCTGCCATTGGACGTAGCGCACGACATCATGAATCGTCGGATATTTCTCTCCGCTGGTGATTGCGTGGGCAGGTATTTTGTCCGGGCCGAAAAATTCTGAACGCAACCGGTCGCCGCATTGTAATTCCTGCTCAATCTTGGCAATGTAGTCTATCCGCTCCGGGGCCTGCTGGGCAATATTGAGGATGTCCCGCTGATTCGCCATCACGCACGGCCAGCAGCCGACACGTTTGTAGCCCATTTTGTAGAGCGGGTTCGGCTCCAATCCTGCGTCGAGGATGTAGTCGATTACCTGCTGCGCCGACCAGTCAAACACGGGCCGAAGCAAATCGTCGGCGAACTTCTCCCGGAATGCCCGTACCTCCTTGCCCCGATAAGTGTGCTTTTTCGGCTTGCCGTTTTTGTCGTAACCGTAAGGCTCGAAATAGTACTTGAAGTACGTACATTGCGCCGACATCTTCGCCCGGCTGGCCGATTCTGCTGCCCGGATGCCCTGTATCATCAGCATATTGTCCTGCACCTCGTCCAGCACGTAGTCGATACAGGGCTTCGTCTTCAATTCCTGCGTGCAGAACCGCGCCCGCGTCGAGGGCCAACGCTTTTTCTGCCGGGCAAGATCGACCATCCCGTCGTATTTCTTCGACTTGAGCGTCACCAAATCCAAGTGGAGCTTATCCGCGATCCGGTTGATGTACTCGTAGGTCAACGGATGCTCCCACCCCGTGTCGCAAAACACGGTCGTAAAGTTCTTGGTGATATGTTCGCGCGTCCAAAGAAGCGATGCAAGGCTGTCCTTGCCACCCGAAAAGGTGATTATGACTTTCATTTTATCGTTCGTTAAAGGTTAACTGAGGGGACTGGGGCTTCTTCGACTGCTCGATGCTCGTTACTTGGTCTGTCATAATTTTTGCTGTTTTATAATAAACTCCATGGGATTAGGCATGCAATCTGTATCATAAGATCGGCATTCTGTTATTGATTTACCTTGGTAGTTACAGCGTTGAGCCTTTGCACGACGAGAAGCAATACTTTGTTTTACGGCTACGCTGTCGTATCCTAAGTTCCATCCCCTACGACGTAACTCTAAATTTTCTATGCTCACATTTCGCAGATTGCCGTCGAGATGATGCACAACATAACCATCGGGTATTGCCCCGAAAGTAATCTCCCAGATATGGCGAGCCACATTACGTAGCTTTCCGTCTATTCTTTTAATCAGAACACCTTTAGCCAAATATCCTTGGGTATTTTTACGTCGATGCACACGCGCTGCTGTGCATTTAGACAAAGCCGCCATGCTCATCCAGTCCCGCTGGCGACGTCCTTTATTATGAGGCACATGACCTGATTTATATTTACCTTTATTGGGCATAGCAGCTATTTTATGAAGATGCAATTTAGACTTGTTCAATCCCAAACGAGATGCTTTGTTAGCAATGGAATTCACAGAACGACCGAGCAGAATAGATATATTGGAATTCTGCATGTCAGAATAAAGTTCCTTGAGCATCGCCTCCTCTTGTGGAGAGTATTTTATATTCGTTTTTTTCATCTTTCAATCGAATTATTTGTGAAAAACAAAGGGGATTATTTAATATGTTTGCTACTAAGTATATGGACGAGCACTCTTCTGTTAAAGTATCTTCATGAAATACAACACCTTGAATACCACGAACGCTGAGATTGAATAATAAAAAAGGAATGCTGCGACTTGATTTTTCAGAACAAATGTAAATGTGATCAATAGGACTGTAATTAAATAGCGAATAATTGTTACGCGATCTCCACCAATGACGTATCAACAGAGACCCGGTGCCGGCAGAGGGCTCATAGGTGATTTTGGCTGAATCTGACGAAGATATACGCAACAGGACATCCGAAATAGATTTTGGCGTAAAGTCCTGTTTCAAATCCTTGCGTTGTGCGTACAAGCTCTGATAAAAATCATAAAACCAATCATAGCTTAAATCATTCGCATACATATCACATATAGCCCGGTAAATAGGATCCCGGTCGGAATCGCCGTAAAAAAGAACTTCATTTAGGCGATATGGAATAGAATCTACGGTTTCGGCTCCCAATATGTCACATAGCTGTTTCATCAATTCAAATACTTTTTATGGCTTGATTTCACATTTTCAACATCCGTAATAGCATACAACGTCGTTGTTTCAATGTTCGAATGACCTAATAATTTTTGTACTTGATCTATCGGCATTCCGCGACTCAAAGCCATGGATGCGGTAGTCCGCCTGAAACGATGCGGATGTACGTCTGAGACACCGGCCCGCTTCCCTATATCATGCAGAACCTGCCGAACATAAGATGTGGATATATGATTCGATGACCGAGATGCAGGAAAAAGGTAACAATCTACGTGACCATGTGACATATGTGCCAGAACGGCCCGTTTCGCTTTGGCATTTAAATACACATAGCGTTCTTTACCGCCCTTCCCCAAAACCTTCATTTGCATATTCTGAAAATCTATATCCCTAATGCGTATTTGAACCAACTCCGAACAGCGAATCCCTGTTGAATAAAGAAGTTCTACCAGAGCATGTTCAAAATTATTTCTGACAGAACCCCGGATAGCTTCCATATCGTCATCCGTAAAGGGTTCCTTTACTCGTTTATCAACTCGAATAGATTTTATTTTAAGCATCGGATTGACCTGAACATATCCCTCTGATGATGCCCATGAAAAAAAAGACGATAATACACGTCGTTCATTATTCAGTGTCACTTTACTGACTTTGCCCAAAACACTACGCATGGCCAAATACCACCGCACAACATCCGAACTGATGCATTTAAGTGATTGATTCGGAAACTGGGTGGTCGTCGAGGCGAAAAACTGCTTTAAAATTTGATGGTAATACGCTATTGAACGAGGACTGAATCCTTCGACCGACTTGGCAACTAAAAAATTCTGAACGACAAATTGTGCTTCGGAAATACATTCCGGTTGATACGAAACTATAGAGGTTGAATGTTTTTCAATACGATAATCTGAGCAAACAAGTAAGAGGGATTCAACAATACGGCATACTTGATCCGTGGTAAAAAATCCCAAAAGCTCATGTTTTATCCGAGAAATATACTCTTCTTGACAACTCATTATTTGATTGTTATCCATCTTTTATTCGTTAAAGGTTAACTGAGGGGACTGGGGCTTTCAAGCGCCACAAATACACCCCATTCACACGCTCAAGAGTGAAATTATCTTTAAGAGAGCCGCCCAAACGACGGAATCGAATGTAGGCCATTGCTTCATCCCGTGTGTAATACTTTTCCCCGGATTGCACACTTGGCGGCCCGCCATCCTTAAGCGCCTTGTCGAGTTTTGCGTAACTGACAAAAGCCGTATAGGCATTCGTGTGTTTGAGGTATGCCTGCTTGCTTTGCATGGTAGCTATCAATCGGCGAATATCTTTCACGTTGTAGTCCTGCAACAGCCACACGGCCTGTGCTGCAGTTATGGGCTCGGGCATCGAAGCAATACATGGCGCGTTCGTGGCGATCCATTCTATGAGTTCCACGGCCTCCGTCTCTTTTCCCCCTACAACCCCCTTTTTAGTATCTACCAGTGTGTGTGTATATTCTTCTATTCTTTCTTTCTTATATTCTTTAGTTGTGGTTATTTGTTGGTTATCTGTTGGTTGTTTGCTGGTTGTTTGTTGGTTATCTGTTGGTTGACAACCATTATCAAAACCATCCTGTGCTTGTTGGTATAAGTCATAATTACAGACAGTTATGATAGTATATTTGCGTGTTCCCGACTTGGTTATAAACCCGCAATTATCCAGCTTGTCTATTGCGGTGCGTATTTGCATCTCCGAAAGTCCTGTCTCTTCGGACAGCTGTCCTCTGCTGGTTACCAATTGTCCGCGGTCAATGATTAAACCCTTCCACTTCTTGGCCCGGTAATTTGCCTTCAAAATGAAATGCAATGCCAGCCGTACGCAGTTCGTATCCGGATACCACTCCCAATCGAGGAAGCTGCGGTACATCTTAATCCAACTGTTATTTGAAGTGTTACACATTGCGAATTAATCGCTTGTAATAATTGATCTTATCGGACATCTCCGACCTCGACATTTTGAATACGCTGTGCTTACTGCGTTCAAGTTCTTCAACGACTGCAAGTCCGTATTTTCGGATCAGTACTTGGCGGTAAACTCCAATGCGACCAGCAGAATGCCTGTTGCAAACCCTGCATTGGGCGTGACAATTCCTTTCGTCCCATCTCGTAGACCTGTGAGCTCGGTCTATATAGTGCCCGCAATCGCATGTTTCAGGCGCTATGGGCGCCCCGCAGGTGATGCAGAAACCTCGCCCACCCGGACAGTCTCGATGACGTATAAAAAGGCTGAAAACACGGTCGTATTCCCGTTCTAAATCTGTCATGCGTTATAGCCTATTTGGCGCATCTGCTCCTTCTCGAAACTCAGTTGCGTACGTAGTATGTCTACTTGATGGACACACGTGCGGTTGATCCTGTCGAGCATGTTAACGACCTTGTTCTCCTCGGCACAGGACGCCCGAAGTATTTCTTTTTGGATACTCGGCGCCAGAGGTATCAGGTCTTTCAGCCGGGAGGCTTTCAGCATCGCCAACTCCTGTTCGTATTTCGCCTTCGACAGGAGATAGCCGCTACGCGCCATACGCACACTCAGTTCTGACATGCGCTGTGAAATTGCCTGCGGCTCAGTAGGCGGTTCTGCTTCAATGAAGAGCTGCATTTCCTCGATCTCTTTAAGTTCAGATGTATCCATGGCTTAGAAGGGAAGATCGTCGGGGTCAGATTGCATTTGGGAGGTAGTAGAGGTGCATGAAGCCTGGGATTCCCTGCGCCCCAAAATCCTGACCGTATCGGCCATGATCTCCGTGATGTATCGTTTGATGCTATCTCGGTCGGTATAGTCGCGGGTTCGCAACCGACCTTCGACGTAAATCTGCGCCCCCTTCTTCACGTATTTATCCACGATATCCGCGGTATTGCGCCACGCCACCACATGATGCCACTCCGTTATCTCCTTTACGGTTTTTGTTTGCCTGTCGGTGTAACGGTCGGTCGTCGCCACACTCAGGCTGGCAACCTTGGCGCCCCCGTCCAATACACGAACTTCGGGATCAGAACCTACATTCCCGATGATGATGACCTTGTTTACCATATTTTCGTTGTTGTTTTTTGGCGAATATTTTTAACCTGCGGATGGCATCCCACTCGCGCGTGGATTGTTCAGGGAGCGGACGAAGCATATCAATCGCCCGAATCACCCTGCGCATATCGGAATTGGATACATTCATTGCAGTGGTTTTTTAAAAGTAGTCTTGATAATAGTCTTGCTCGACCTGGCGGGCGGGAACAACACTTCCCCCGTCTCCGGATCCGCCAAGCCCGATGCAGGCATACTGCGCAGCATCATCTCCCGCTCTTTGATGTCCACTTTTAAAGCTTCAAGCGTTTCATACATATCTCGCAGTTTGCTGTCGCCGCACATAGAATAGTCGTATTTTACGCCCGATTCGGCCTCCTCCAGCCGGCAGTCCCCGAACTGGTGCGATTTGCCATATTTAGACAGTTCGCGGAGTGTGATATCACGCACCTGCGTATCGTCCTTGAATTGCTTGATCGCATTCTCCATGCGGCTGATCTGGATATGCGCCTCGATAGGGCTGATGTCGCCATTTACGACGGCGCTGATGGCCCTGCCCGCGAGATCGGCAATGGATGCCGTATCTCCGAATAGTGTTATCTGCTGATTCATGCTTTATTTTCCCTCGTTAAATTGTAATATTCGGTAACTTTGACATTGACTTTCGGAAGCATTTCTTGATCGACGATATACTTGGACTCCAAGAATCCGACTAATGAGAATCGCTTATTGGCTCCTTTGGCGTTTTCCTTAGCCTTGATTATCTCTTCGAACAAGTCCAAAGTCAGCAATTCGTCAGTAAGCGTAGGCTTGGAAGCCGGGCCGACATCCTCATGCCGAGGCAGCCGGTCTACGTCATCTTCATCAGTGGCTATATGAAAGTATTTGAGAATGAAATAACGCTCCCCGTAGGTCATTGCCGAGCCTACACCTTTGTCCCAATCATTCTGCCCGTTGGCGCTCCATTCGCATACATCCTTCTCTCCGGATTCCACGTCAATCCAAGTGAAACGCATCTTTACACTCGATAGGATTTCGGATTTAGGTCGCTGATCCCGGCCTACGGTATAATCCTGACGGATATTTGTGATGTCGAGAACCTCCGTTTTGAGGATCACACCGAGTTCGTCCATCTTGGGACGGACGATGCCAAGTACTTTCGAACCGCTGATGTACTTGTAATTATTTCCATCAGCATTCGGAAGCAACGCCCTGACGCTCCTCTGGATTTCCAGCAGTTTGCTATAGATTCCCATGGTTATAAGTTGTTTTGTTCTCCGTATTCTTTTAGCCGGTGCAACTGCCCGGCGTGCATGCCACCGTCGATATCCTTGACCTCGATGATTTCGATGGTATCGCGGTCTACTTTGAAATAGGTCTCGCAAATATCCATATAGCTGTCACCACCTTGTTCTTCGTGGACTTCGTAGTGATGGATCGCTTTGATGTCGTATATTTTGTAGGCCACCGTATAGACCCGCTTGTCTTCGTCACCGCGCATATCCTTCTGAATGGCTTCGCGGATAGCCCGATAAATCAACTTTAGGTCTACCTCCATCAGCGTTCTGGCCCTCTGGGAGAATGGCGTCCGCTGACCCGTTATATGTTCGCTCGGAATATCATAATACTCTTCGAACGTCAGCACCGGGGACGTGGTAGTCGTGTAATATTGCGTGTCCATGAGCTATCGTATTTCAACCCGGTAAATACGGGGCTTGTTCTCGTTCTTCAATGCTCGGTAGATGGCCTTGGATTGTATCCGGACAGCCTTTGACCGCAGGCGGTATTGGGCTCGCCAAATGCGCCCCTTTATCGTCGTCCACACGCATTTAACCGTGATTTCCGTAAACTCATTCATGGCTTTCGAATATTGAGGTTAGCAATTTTCCAATCTCCTTTGCGCGGTGCTGATTGGATAGCACCCAGCCGAATACCACGGCAATCGGCGCGATGAACGCCAACAAGGTGATAAGATGTGCCATAGCGGCCTGTTTTAACGGTTGGACTTGGAGGGGAATACCCGGCTTACGAGTATGGTGCCGACAACGACAGCATACGCGGGATAGAGCACGCGGAACTGAGCAAGGAAACAGCCTAAAGCATGCTCCTCGCACGTGGCGCGGATAACGTTGGTGTAATCGACTTTGTCCGAAGAGAACATCGGACGATTGGCTTTCAGATGACACCTGTAAAAGCAGGTGCGATGCGTTGCACGGGTACTTTTATTCCCCGTTTTGCAACTCGTGTTGGTCTTTGGCATGTTGAACACAAGTTTGTTATACACTATGATAAAAAGAGAGACGCGCCCCCTAATCTCGCCAAAGACCCACGACTACGCGAAGTAGAAGTGCAACAGGGACACGTCTCAGAAAACGTTCGTATGTACTTGTAATCGCGTTACCGCGAGTCTTTGGCAAAGGCAAATATACGAATTCATTCCGAATCTGCAAAATATTATTTGACATTTGCAAACTTCCTATTATAAAAAGCCACTCTTTCTTTTGCCAGCGTTGTACATTCTCGGATAATAGCCCTATCTTCGTCAGTAAATGCAGTGATGACAATATCACATGGATATGTTTCATCTATTATCTGAAGAAGAGCAAGCGCATAAAGTTCTTTATTGTCGAATTTAACGGTAGAGTTTGCTATATCTGCCCTCGACCATCCGGCGAGAGCTGGGCAGTTCCCACGCAAATAGTCATGATGGTAAGTGAAAGGCACTCGGACTTCACTATGCGGAAATTTCTTTATTACCGACTTTATTTGTTTGGTTGTCATTTCGAATCTGCAAAATAAATTTTACCTATATCGCCATATATCAAACGGTGATAATTCTTATACATCTTGCATGTGTAGTTCAATGCACTTATATTTGTAGCGGACTTAAGAGATGAAGGAATAACATCGGCTTTTCAAATTATTCCAAAGACAAGTTCTAAAAGACCCGGTATCCTACTACCGGGTTTTGTCTTGCAGTAGGATGCAAGACGTTAATTGGCCGCAAGGCCGCAAAGAAAGGAGGTGTTTTCATGGAATCTCTTAAGTCCAAAGGCGGTAAGCTGTATAAACTCGTATTTTGCAAGTACATCCGTAAAAATGGGAAGGTAATATATCCCAAAAAGGCCAAGGCCTTTTGTATATGGGTGCCTGTTGATAGCGCAGCGTAAACAGATGCCGCCCGTGGAGTGGTAGGACACTCCACTTTTTTTAGGGTTCACCCCAAATTCAATGCCATCCTCCGCGACCTCTCGGCATTCTTGAGGTAGCGTGTTTTGTACTTCTCATTGGCCTTGTCGGGTGTAACCCAAAGCACCGTGTTGTTGTCGAGCCGTAAAGGCACCAGTCCTTTGTCTTTGAGCTCTTGAAGATATTTATTCATGGTCGTTTGATTGTATCCAAAAGAAGCGGGGGCTTCTTACTGCCCCCGCGGTGGCGGCGTTACTGTGCTTCGCGCCGCCGATTTGCGTTCTTTATCTCCCGTTTCGTGGGCTTAGCCCGCCTCGGCCTTGCTACTTCCTTCACGCAGCCTCGGATTGTCGAGGGATATACCCTCTGTCAGCTTCCGTTGTGACAGACGCCCAAGCGCCCGATCAAACTCACAACATTAGGGCTAGAACCCCGTTGAGCTACCCGGATTCGAACCGGGAGTACCGCCTCCAAAGGGCGGTGTGTTAACCATTACACCATAGCTCAATAAATGCCGCCGACATCTCCACTCACCCACGCCACCGCGTAGGGCTTTAATGCCGACGGCACACCATCCGCGTGCTTCACAGCAGGCCAATGGCAAATACCAAACTTAAAATGCGATTTGCGGATTATTGGCAGGAATCCGCTACCTGTGGCATATAGTACTCGTTAAACTGTGTCGGCCGTCCGTCTTCCGTAACGGCCCTCTGTTTGTTCGAGCAAATGGAATATCCCATTTTCCGGAGCCGACTGATGATCCGGCGCAGCTCCGTTGTGTGGTACAGCCTCTCAGCCTTGCGAACAGTCAGCCTGCCGCCGGCCTTGAGATAGGCCAGAATTTTATTTTGAGGATCGTGTTTCATGGCCTTTGATGTATTTGCCGCTTTTCCCACGGGTACGGTCGAATTTCCTGAGCCTGCCTTCCAGTTCGTCGATGCGCTTGTACAGGGTATCACGTGCTTGAGTGAGCGCCAATACCTCGTGTTCCCGCTCGATAAGGCGTCCATCCGCTTCATTGCGCTCGCAAAGGCATGTAGCAAGCCGCACCTCCAGGTCTTCGATCCGTTTCCACATTTTCCACCTGGGCGTCAGGTCGAAGCATAGAAATCTCCTCTTCCTCAAAGTGTTCTTCTCCATAGTATAATTGTTTTAAGGTGTTGCAAATAAGCCCGCGCGCACTGTAACTTTAAACTCCATTTCAAAACTGCGCCACCGAAAAACGCACGCGGGCAAGATGCAGACCTCACGCCTAAAATGAAATAACCCACTGCTGAAAGAACGGTGCGCAAGGTCTGCCATAGAGCCTGGATAGGCAGTCAAGCCACACCAGGCGTAATAATCAATACGGCTCTCCGGATTACTCCGGGTCATCGCTCGTTCATTGGTATTTATCTGTTGCCAGCCCTTCTGCGCCAAGTCGCTCGCCGGGTTTTACATCCGCTCGGATGGTTCTCGTGTATCAATGTGTCAAAGAACACAGAAATTGCTTTTGCCTTGCGGCGGGGTTAGTGCCAGCAATCAAACCCCTCACCTATGCGGTGGCTATCTTGGAAGTGCGGCAGGATTCGAACCTGCAACCTGCGCCCGGAAATGCAAGGTCTTTCAACCTCTGTGCTTCTATTTCGCATCCCTGCACCGCTCTACCTTTGAGCTACACACCTCGTGCTGTTATTTGTCCTTTACCTTCTCAACCTTCCACGTCTTGTGCATGGTGGCGATCAGGTCTATATACCCTTTGTATTCCTCCATCTGCTCGGGACTATAGCCTTCGGCCTCGCCAATTATTCGGAAATGCTTCTGCCACTCGGAAATGGTGTAGCGTTTGCAGCCTATTTGAATAACATCCTCACCCCAATAGGATACTGTATG